GAAGCGTCATTCGATTTTGACAATGCGATTACTGTTGGCAATCTAACAGAAACTGCATTTTTTGATAAGCAGAATTCTGTGGTCGAATTACCTGCGGGCGGGTTTGATCGTATCAAGGCCATTACTAGCGGGGCGTATGCCAAGGGTGACGCTGGGCGTCAAATGGGTGAGCTTTATTTTCAGCAACTTGTGGGAAACGATACGCCAGAAGTGCAAAACGCTATCAATTCATTGCGTGAAAAAGCAAATGTAGAATTTGGCGGCCTTGGCACGGTTGAAGACATCGTGAGGGCAGGAATAGAGCAAAGCCCGCAATTGATGGGGCTTTTAGAAAGAGGTGCGCGGCGTGGATTGCAAGGTGCATTGGCTGGAGGAACTATTGGTGCCGTAGGTGGCCCAGCGGCGGCAGTTACTATTCCCGGCGGTGCAGCAGCGGGTGGTGGCGTTGGGGTTACATTCGGCATAGCTGAGCATTCATTTATTCAAAATGCCGGTGAGTCTTACGGATATATGAGCGAGCTACTGGATAAAGAAGGCATACAATTAGAGAAAAAAAATCTTGCGCGATTAGGGGCTGTTTTGTCTGGCAGCCTGAATGCTGGGCTTGATACCGTATCATTTGGTATGCTGTCTAAGGTTTTGCTTGGAAGGAATCTTGCGCTTGATGCACTTAAGAAAACAGGTGCAAAGGCAATCATTATTCCAAAAACAAAAGAAGCCATTGGCAAATTTATCCTTGATTTGGGAAAAGCGATTGCGGCAGAATCCATTACTGAGGGTGCCCAAGAAGGAATAAAATCCTATAGCGGCGAAATGGTGAAAAATCTTTCTGACCAGGAGTTTGACAGCCTTACAGGCGAGCAGATATTTAAGGCGATGGCGGAAGCGTCGGAAGAAGCGGCAAAGGCTACACTAGCATTTGGTGGGGCTGGCGGCGCGGTGAAAGGCGGCGTTGCGCTTACTAAGGGTGCTGTGGGTGGGAAAAAAGAAGAAGGAGCTATTCAAGGACAGCCGCAAGCAGAAGGTGAGCCTTTAAAAATCATAATTCCAAACACGAAAGATGCCGAAACCCTCAACAGCGAAGCCGATATGCTCGACAGCCTTGCGGCTGAAAATGAATCCGCTGGCGATACCGAAACCGCAGCGATGCAAAAGGACATGGCTGCTGAACGCCGCGCTCAGGCTGCTTCCGTTGCCGAGCCGCTACAGGTTGAATCTGCCGCCCGCGCAAATGAAGCTATTGCTCCTATTATGGAGCAAGAAAAAGCAGCGCAACGAAAACAACTGGAAAACATTCAATCCGAGACAGATGATATATCACTCAATCTTTTGCGTGAAGTCACGACATTGCAGGAAAGCAAAAGTGTTGTTGATGAGGAAACGCTCGGTTTGCTTGAAGGGCTTGCCTATACGGTTAACCAGCGCCGACAAGTACCAAAACCCACTGGCCTTACCGCGTTTATCAAAAGCAAAGGCGGCATCAGCGACATAAGCAAAGAAACGCAAGCTGGAGTTTTTGGCGAGCAAGCCAGCAGCGTGCGCGGCGCTGATGGTGAGTTGCAAAACATGGGGATGAAGAATCGCGCTAAAGATGGCGCGCGCAACGACAAAACGGGTATGGACTTGGATTCTGCGCGGGAGCTTGCTGCTGAGGCTGGCTATATTGATAAGGACGCCACCGTTGCTGACTTCCTTATTGCTCTTGAAAATGATTTCAAAGGTCAGCCAGTTATTGCTGAGAAGGACATTGGGAATCAAGGCTATTTGGATGAATTAGATTCCACGCTTGACCGGATAGACAGAGCATTAAGTGAAAACGGCGTTACCGGAGAGTATCGCAAAGCGCTTAATGATTTGCGTCGCCGTGTAGCCGAGAATAAAAAACTAGATAAGGCAACTGCACGCGAAATTAAAAAGCGTGAATCCGAATTGCAGAAATTAGAATTGGCTAGGCGTGAAGCGGAAAAATCACCGCCGAAAATTCTTGCCGACAAGCTCAAAACCTTTATTTCTGGTTTGCGTGAAGGCGCATATCTTGGTCGCTATGAAGCGCTGGATGTGCAGAACAAGCTAATTGATATGATCGAGAAGTCTGGGCTTGACGCTAATGATAGGGCGAAATTTATTCGCACCATCAAGAATACGCAGACCATTGAGCAGTTGCAAAATAAGATGCCAGAGGTGATTGAGCGGGTTGAGCAATTAGTGGATAAGGCCAAGCGCAGGGCAATCGTCGATAAGATAAAATCCGCACTCTCCACGGCGCGCGAAAGCAACATTATTGCTGTTGATTTTGTCAATCGCATTGAGGACTTGGTATCTGAGATAGATACTCAGGGGCGCACAGATAAAACGATTAATTCATTGCAGCGCACGCTGGACTACTTGCAGCGTAATCCTGATGCGGAAATGCCAAAGCGCATTTTAAATAAACTGGAAATTCTGAATAAGAAGCCGCTGGACGAAGTAACGACTGACGAGTTGCAGTCTATTCTTGATGGCGTAAATGACCTTGTGAAAAAGGGGAAGATGAAGTTTGAGCTTTTACAGAGAAAGCAGCAACGGCTCAAAGAAAAGCGGATTGAGGCGCTGGAAAAGTCGTCTGTTCCGATAAGCGAAGTGAATATATCGCGCGCCCCTATTGGTGAGCGTCTAAGCGTTATGGATTCCGTAAAGAATAAATTCAGGCAGTTTCAAAATAAAGCCAAGCGCATTGGTGTAGCTACTAATCCTATGGATGTATTTTTCGATATGCTCGATGGCGGGAAAAGCTATCTGGGCGAAAATTACAAAATATTCAAAAAAACCATTGATGAGTCGTTCTCTCGCTATCTTGATTTGAAGGAATCGGCGACGCGGGATGTAAAAAATCTTGCCGACAAGCTGAATCTTGATGCTCTAAATTTTGAAAAAATTGGCGCGTGGGCGGTTTTGCAGCAGGAGGGCGGCGAGAAGAAACTGCTTGATTCTGGCATCACGCAAGCCGAGATTGATGGCTTACAACTGGATGCATTTGAAATGCAAATGTATCACCTGATGCGCGAAAAATTAGATGAGATGCTTCCCGCCATTCAGAAGGTGATGCGCGAGGTTTATAATAAAGATGTGGTAGCTGTTAGCGATTACTTCCCCTTCATGACGGATCATGACGCAATGGGTGGCACGCCGATTGAAGATCAGTTCGGGCCGAATGTTCCGTCTATCGCCAAAAAGAAAAATGTTGAGAAGGGATTCACTGTAAGCCGTACGCTAGGGAGCCAGAAGGTCAGGATTGATGCGCTTGGTGTGTTTATGCGCCACGTTGATAACGCGGCTTATTTGATTGAGATGGGTAAGGATATCAAACAGTTAGGCGATGTGGCGCAAACATCAGAATATAAAAATGCAGTAGGTGACATTGGGCAGCAGATGGTGGTTGAGTGGATTAATTTGCTTGCAAGAAAAGGAAATCTTCCTGGAAGGATTCCTGTGGTTGATATTTTACGGCGCAACGTAGGGGTAGCGGTACTAGGCTTTAAGCTGTCCTCTGCGCTTATCCAACCGACAGCACTGGCTGACGGGGCTACTTTAGTGGGTGGAAATTATGTTGCTGACGGTGTATTCAAAGTTGGCACCAGCAAAGAGTGGCGACAATTTTTATGGAAGAATTTCCCAGAGATTAGAGAGCGTGCTGGCGACGATCAGGCGTATCTTGAAATGGGTGGAGATAGCAAGCTTGGTCAAATTAGGCAGGCTGGGTTTTGGGCGTTAAAAAATATTGATGCGCTTGTTGCGTCTTCTATTGCTGCTGGTGCGTATATTAAAACGGTTGAAAGTAAGGGGGGGGTTGTTGATTTAAGCGCTCCAGATAAAGAGGCGATACAGGAGGCGCAAATGCTTATGCGCCGCACGCAATCCTCGGCTTTCGCAAAAGACACCCCCGCATTATTAACGCAGGGGGCGCTTACAGGGAACGTATCTCTGGATAAGCTTATTTTCCAGTTCCAGTCGTTCATGTTCAATCGCTGGTCTTTGATTAAGCATGATATGTGGGAGCTTGGCATAAAAGAAAAAGAATTTGGAAAAGCGATTAATATTGCTACATGGTTAATTTTGGCAAATTTGGCAGAGATCGGTATCCGCCGATTAAGTAGAGAAATTGTTTCTGCCGTGACAGGCGATGAGGAAGACCCATGGGAAGAAACGATTACAAAAGAAATGGCGCTCACAACGCTTGGGAACGTGCCATTCGTTTCTCAGGCGGTGAGTGCATTTGAATATGGTTCAGTTCCAATCCCTGCATTTGGAGCAGCTGATAAAATTACAAAACATATGATGTGGGCGGCACAATCGGACGATGAAGATATACGGTTTCAACATTTTGCCAGCGCGTTCACCCTTGCAATGGGAACCGCCTTCGGTGTGCCAGGAACAATTCAAGCTGAAAGTTTGTTGCGCAAGTCGCTAAAAGACGAATAGAAGCCCACACAAGCACACATGGACAAATTTTATTTTTCCTTTATGTGTTTGATATTCCATGATAATATGCTAAAATAACGCCATTGAATCTTCACATTGGAGCGTGGCGTGACCATTTCTACTACCAGTTCAAGCATTACGGTGGCAGGTGATGGCCTTAATAGCTCTTTCACATTCCCGTTCGTAGCGGATTCCGCCGACAACATCCTTGTTCAATATATTGATGCAGATGGTATCCAGACCACGCTCAATCCATCGCAATACACTCTTGTTATCAATCCTGCTGGCCCGAACCAGTTGTGGGGTGTTGGCGGCACGGTGACTTACCCCCTCGTCGGTTCACCTATCGCATCAGGAACGTATCTCCTTATCCAGCGCACACTCCCTCTTACGCAAGAAGTGACTGTTCGCAACCAAGGCAATTATTACGCGCAAGTTACTGAGCAGGCGCTTGATATTTTAGAGATGCAATTGCAGCAGGTTTCATCCAGAACGGGGCAAATGCGCGGTGTGTGGACTACCGCAACTGATTATAATTTTGGCGATATTGTTCAGGATGGTGCAAATGGCAACGATACTGGAAATTATTACACATGCATTATCGCCAACACATCTGGCACATGGTCAACTGATTTGGAGGCAGGGTATTGGTCGCTTGGTTTTAATGTTCAGCAAGTAGAGCAATATGCTGATGAGGCGGTAGCGAGTGCGGCGGCGGCTCTGGTTTCCCAAAATGCTGCGGCATCTAGCGCCTCTTCTGCCTCAACATCGGCGGCAACGGCCACGACGCAAGCCGGTATTGCCACAACTCAGGCGGCGGCGGCGGCTGTTTCTGCTTCTCAGGCAGCAGACTATGCAGCTTCGTATAGCGGGACATCGACAACCTCCCTGCTTATCGCTACAGGCACAAAAGTTTTCACCACGCAAGCAAATAAATTGTGGGTTACAGGCCAATACCTGCAAATCGCGTCTGCGGCTAATTCCGCGAATTATATGCATGGCACGGTGACTTCGTATAGCGGCACCACACTTACCATGAGTATCACTGATATTGGTGGTAGTGGCACATTTGCTGATTGGAATATATCAATATCGGGCACGCAGGGGCCAACCGGGCCTGCTGGTGGATCGGACTTTAATTCTATTACAAGCGGAACGAATACCACCGCTGCCATGGTTGTTGGCTCTGGGGCGAGCATATCGGCTACGGGGTCGGGCACCATTGCCGCAACTACTGTTGCTACCAATGCCAACCTTACAGGTGCGATAATATCGACAGGGAATGCGACATCCTTAGGTTCATTCAGCTCGGCCAACCTATCAGCCGCTTTAACTGATGAAACAGGTAGTGGTGCCGCTGTTTTTGCCACATCACCGACGCTTGTAACTCCGGTACTTGGTGTCGCATCGGCCACATCCGTTACAAGTTCAGGCACTATTTTAGCAGCGACCACCTCCACCCCATCTTCGAGTGTTGCAGGGGTTGCTCTTAGAAACACTGGGTCGGTGGGGCCGGTTATAATCTCCTGCGGATCATTCACCACCAGTGTCGGACAGGTGGATTTTGTCAATGGCAACGGTGTGGTTGGCACCATAGTTACCAACGGTAGTGCTACGGCTTTCAATACATCGTCTGACAAGCGCTTAAAGGAAGGGGTTGAATGCATTGAAGACGCAGGGGCAATCATTGACGCACTGGAGCCAGTAAAGTTTCGCTGGCTCACGGATTCCGGTGATATTGGTTACGGCGTTTTAGCTCAAGATGCCCATGAGGTATTCCCTCAGGCAGTTTCACAGGGAAACGACCTTCCAATAGATGACCCGAATTCCGTGCGCTGGGGTGTGGACTACTCAAAATTTGTGCCGCTACTTTTGGCTGAAGTAAAAAGCCTTCGTCAGCGATTATCTGCTTTAGAAAATTTATAAGGAGACATTATGGCGAATAACCAATTAAACCAAAGCTTGCTCTCCATGCAAACCCGCATGGATAATTTTTGCCCGCAACTGTCGGCCAAGCTAACAACGTCAGGTACCAGCTCCAGCGTCACCTTTCCAACGATTACCGGGACAATTCGTACGACTTTTAAGATCACTAATAAGGGCGACAAGGGCGCTTATCTTGGGTGGGGGAATGGCTCCGCGACTGCTGTAGCAGCGTCTGGCACTCCAGCAGCGTTGTGTGACTATGTCGCTGCGGGCGCAATTTTTACGCAAGACTTTCAACTTGCATCTGGCCCTGTCGACACGATTGCCGCAATTCAAGGCAGCGACACAGCAGACAACGGCCCTACTATTTTAGAAATCAGCATCGGCTTCGGGCAATAGGAGAGTGTATGAGCATAGCGCAAAGGGTATTTAAGCACGCGAAGGACTTAACGGACTTGGAGGAGCTGGCGAAACTTGTCGCCAATCCAAAGGCTATTTCGATTGCCGCAGATTTGGCAAGAAAGGAGTCGCAGGCGACTCAAGATGTGATGGATGCGGCCAACGAGGCAAGGGTGCTTGCCGCGCAAAGGGATGCTATGGTGTCGGATATGAAAAAGCAAATGGGCAACCTGGATGACGCCATTAAATCGCACGCAGCAAGGGTTAATGAATTCAACGCATACATGGAGTCGGAGAATGCGCGCCTCGCTTCCTTTTCCGCGCAACTAAACACTTGCGCAGAAGAGATCAAGGCCAAGGAGGCAGCCGTTGCGTCTGAGTGGGTCAAGATTGAGGCTGAGCGCAAAAGGCTTAGCGAGCGCGCCGAGTTGGATGCTGCTACCGCCACCAAGCGAGAACAAGATGCATCCGCAGCAATTCAATCGGCAGCCATGGCCGAGGCCAGATATAACAGTATGCTTTTGGAGCAAAAAAGAAAAGCATCTGATCTCGTTAAAATAGCTTCTGAACTTTAGGTATGCGCAATGGTGTTTAAAAGCTCCATTCGAGCGTCTGGTGGTGGTGGCTCGGTTCAATCCGTCACAGGTCTAAACACTAATAACACCGATCCAGCCAACCCTGTCGTGCAAATATCTGTTGATGGTGTTAGCATAACAGGGCTTGGGACACCGGCTAGTCCATTGGTTTCGTCTGGCACCGTCCCTGATGGTGACAAGGGAGATATTACGGTATCATCCAGCGGTGCGGTGTGGACTATTGACAATGGCGCAGTGACAAGTGCAAAAACCAGTGCGGGTGTGCAAGCAAGCCTTGCCCTTGCTGATAGCGCAGTGCAGCCAGCAGCACTAGCAAGTTATGTCCCTTACACGGGCGCAACTGCAAACGTAAATCTTGGAACATTTGATTTAATCACAGATACTGCCACAGCCAGCACCTCGGCAGGATTGTTGGTAGAATCGGCCAACGGTACAGATGTTGGGTTATTCGGCGCTGGAAACACAGCAAATGTGGCATGGTATGGAAACCATAATTATTCCACAGCCACTCAAGATACAATTGCAGCGTTTACAGGAACCGGAAAAACCCTTGGCTCGCTTGCAACAGCAACCTATCCATCTTTAACCGAACTTTCTTATGTTAAGGGTGTGACGAGTGCTATTCAAACGCAGCTTAATGGAAAACAGGCTTCCGGCTCTTACGCTCTACAAGCGACCACCATCACCATCGCCGGGACGGCCAACCAGATCACCAGCAGCGCAGGTGCGCAGGATTTAAGCGCCAACCGCACATGGACACTCAGCCTGCCGCAGAACATCAACATCACCGCAGCGCCACAGTTCGGCGGGGTTAATATCTTCAACACCACCAACACCAACGGCGGGAATGCCGATTTCGCCATCAAGAACTACGCGGCAACGGGTTATTGGAGCTGCTCGGTTTCAGGTAGCACCGGGGCCTATTCTTTTTACGACGCGGTGACGGGTTCCTTCCCGTTCGAGGTGAGGGTTGGTGTGGCGTCTGGCGCATTGCTCATTGATGTGAGCAGCACGACCATTCTTAATAAGATTGTCCAAAGCTCGACTATCACCCCAGGCGGCACAACCGGCGCGCGCACCATCAACAAGCCGACCGGCACGGTGAACTTTGCGGCGGGAGCTTCGTCGCTCGTCGTCACCAATAGCGTGGTCTCCACCAGCAGCATCGTCTTTGCCGTGGTGCGCACCAACGACACAACGGCGGCGATCAAGAACGTCGTGCCGGGATCGGGCAGCTTCACGATCAACCTGACGGCGGCAGCCACGGCGGAAACAAGCGTCGGCTTCATTGTCTTTAACTAGGAGGAAAAATGGCTATTATTATAACGATTGACGGGGACGATGAGAAAATCCAAGCATCAATAGACAGCCTTGTTCGCAAAGCTGGGTGGACTGAGGAGAGCGAAAAGCCAAAACTTGAGATGGCCGCCGATCTTGTAAAAGGGTTCATCGACAGCATGGCAAAGGCATATCAGGTGCAAATCGCCATTGATGCGGCCCGTACCGCTGCAATGCAACTAGCCGATGCGGATGGCGCGCAGACTGTGTTGACAATCCAGCAGACATAATGGTAAAGTCTTTATATGATTGAACACGATAACGTAACCTATTTCCAACCTAAAATGCCGGATTCATTCAAGTCCGTTGCCAAGGGATTGTTTCGCGCCATAGAGAAAATTCGGGAAAAAGAGGTGCGCGATGGCAAAGAAGAGGGTTGACGAGGAAGAAATAGAAAAGGCGGTTTCTGATGCTTTTAGGGAGTTCGTTAATGCGTGGTTATTCAACTTCTTTAAGCGGGCAGCGATCTTATGCATTACCGCTACATTAGCTCTCACCGGAGGGCTTTACAAATTCGGGGAATACCTGTATATCAACTCTGAAGCTACACAGGCCGCGATTGACACATTTATTGATGTTAAGAAGCAAAATGACAAGATTTAACCGTCTACAGTCTATTGCGTTTTGGGCGCACATACCAATGTGGATCGTGGTTGCCGTGGTTATTGTCATTATTGGCGCATACAACGCTGGCGTCAGGAGTAACCAGATAAAAGAGGCCAAGACACAGGCGTTGCTGAATACGCTACCGGTTATGTCACTCGGACAGATAGCACAAGTAAGGGTGAGCGAATTGTGAAATTAACCCCACCACGCGGGTGTATGGAAATCTCGCAAGATGGAATCGACCTTATAAAGAAATTTGAAGGCTTTTCCTCTCGCGCTTATCTTTGCCCCGCTGGTGTTCTAACGATTGGCTTTGGGCACACTGGAAAAGACATCAAGCGCACCGACATTATCACCGAAGAAAACGCAGAAGATTTACTCAAAAGCGATCTTGCGTGGGTAGAGGAAGTCATAAATGAAAAAACCAAAACCGAACTCACGCAAAACCAATTCGACGCTCTATGCTCGCTGGTTTACAATATCGGCGCTAGCGCCTTCTCTAATTCTACGCTGCTACGTCTTATCAATGCAGGAAACCTTGCGGCAGTTCCGGCGCAATTCTTGAGATGGGATAAAGCCAACGGCAAGCCGTTAGCAGGGCTGACCAGACGCAGAGAAGCTGAAAAGAAACTTTGGGGGGGTGTATGAGTTTTGACCCAGTAACAGCAGGGATAGACCTTGTTAAATCAATCGGCGGCAGGATACTTGATAGGGTTATACCAGACCCAGCGGCGCGCGCAGAAGCAGATATGAAGCTGCTAGAGATGACGCAAAACGGCGAACTTGCAAAGATAGCCTCCGAAACCGAACGGATGCGGATTGATGCTGATGACCGCAACAGCGCAAGGCAGCGCGAAATGACCGTAAAGGATAGAATACCGGCAACGCTGGCCATAGCTATTACACTTGGCTTCTTCGGGGTGCTGTCGTATCTTCTGGTGGCTGGCGCACCAGAGAAAGGCGGTGAGGCCTTGTTTATTATGCTTGGGAGCCTCGGCACGGCATGGAGCGGCATCATCGCTTATTACTTCGGCAGCACATCCAGTTCTAGCGCGAAGAACCAGATTATTGCGAATATGACGAAATAACAGCCATCACCCTGTCCGCGATTTTATACGCAATCTTTTTGCGCCTTTGAGATATTTTATTGTTCCACCTCTCAATATTGCGCGAGACCTCTTCCCATTCTCTATGCGCACGCCAGTCGTCTTTTGATGGCTCTGGCATAAAGTCGTAGGTAATAAACGCCTTTTTATCCACCGCCATAGCAATGTCGTCTCGTGTTGGTCTGGTTTGACTGGTCATTTAGCTGGCTCTTTCTGAGTATTTACATGGTGATGAAGCAACACAATCCTCTATCGTCAATCTAGACATATAACGCTTTGAACTCCTCCAGAGTAATTTCCCGCACATTCTCATAGCCAATAACTTCCCCCTTGGCATTCTTGATCCACTTAGGACAATTGGCGTCAGGGATGGTTATAATTGGCGCTCGTTGAAATTTTATTTCTTCCTCATCACCCATAAGCTTATCGTTTGGAGACATATTCCCATCCTTTTCGCGTTAAACGCCAGGAGTTTAATTCTGGGAGGCGCATAACATAGCCTTTCTTGCGCAAAGCACCCATTACCGCCGCACCTTTTTTTGTCGGCCAACTGCAAAGGCGATTTGATACATTCACTCCTACCATAGCAGAAGTAACTTCCATTTTATTGGATAAATAGCGCATGGCTTTATCCTCCATCGGTGTGACCAATAATCTATCGTTCATACTTCACGCGCCTTCTTGCATAATTGGCATTTCTTTATCCATCGCAATTCACCGCGTCCTGCAATACGGCCAATATATTCGCGCCATGAATGAAACCCTATGCGGCATCTCATCATCTTATCCATTGGCTATCTCCGTGGCGCGTATAAAATAGTATTTAAGAGCATTTTTTGCTTGACTGCTCATTCCCCACCCATCACCAGATCGGCGAAATCCATCATTGATCCAATCTACAAATTCTTGCGCGCACTCTTCAATTGTAGAGACCTGTTTTAAATTGCGATTATAGTAATCAGTCCCAATGCGCATGGTTTCTGTATTATTGACCGAGTTTGTCATTTGGTTAGTGACCTTATAATTGCAATAGCTGAGCAGGTAATAGATATAACCAGTAATATTAAAAATATTTCATGACTCATTACTTGGACTCCGTATTATTGATACGTTTATTATTCATATATTACACCGGCTTGTTTCAAATGTTTGTTTAAGCATAGTTGTCTAGTCTTATTCTGACACTTCCGATTTATTGATCGCGTCCATAGCCTAATCCCCTTTCAAAATACTGAGCATTGCGAAGATGGTCATAGCAATCTCCATAGGTGCAAGTTTTCATTGCCATTCGGATTAGCGCTACCGTGATTTTAACCCGCAACCATTCAATCATTTTTGACCTCGCTATTGTTGATACTGCTGTCAGTCATGTGCAAGTCCTCACGGTTGCTTCTGGATATTCCTTGCAAGCATCTAAACACCCTTGAACGAAAGGCACAAAATGCTCATACATGCCCCAGCCATTAGGGGAATTAAACGCCTCAAATCGCGCAGGGTCTGATTTCAGCAACGCCAACCCAGCCTCTAGCGGCTCAATAAGCTCGGAAGCCTTGGTGATACCGATTTCATCCGGATGCCATAGGTGCTTATAGATACCAGCCTCCTCAGCCATTTCTCCAAGATTGTGCGTGATATTCCTAGAGAACACTTTGCATGGCTGTACTTGCTCTAAATAAAAATCTAAGCTCATTATTCCTTCTCCGCGCTATTGTTCGATGGGTAACTTTTCATGTATGTAACGATAGCCTCAAGCTCCTCTATATCGAAGCGGCAATCCAACGTAATTTCTTTGTCGCCCGGAGTCCAAGACATATAGTGACCACCGCAAAACAGGCCCCCATTCGGCTTGATTTTACCTTTAAGAATTTCCTTTGCTTCGTCAAATGTCATATCGTCAATTTCATTCGTTTGGTTTGTTCGTCCGTAGCCCTAACGCTTCCTGTATGCGCTTATCTTCAACCGGATCATAGCGTTTCGCCGCGTCAAATCGTAGTGCGTCTATAAACTCTGGTGGGTAGGTCGTCTTTTTATCCTCAGTCATATCGTGACTTTCATTCGTTTGGTTTGTTCGATGCGTTGGGTGGCTCGATGACTTTGAAAGTCTCTCCAGTATTCCTAGTATTTTGGTCTATGTAGCAAGCCCCATGATTTATAGCTTGCGACTTACACCACCCAGCGGTTTTCCCCGATGAGCAAATAAACTTTCCTTCCCGCTCTATATCCCAATAATATCCTGACGGATCGTACTTAATATGTAATTCCAACATTTATCGTCACTTTCTTCAGTTGGGGCTGGTGCGCCTTCAGCTAGTTTCCGCACCATAAAGAGGAACGCTCCTCACACCCGATATTATCTCCGTTACTCGCACTGCGCTCAGGAATCGAACCTGAATTACCCACCGGGGAGTCGAACCCCTAAAAACCCTAGCCGGGAAACTCCGCGTTACGCAGTTATTCCTATAAATACACCGTCGCTCATGACGTTTTTTCTAAAACATCCCGATAGCGAAAATTGTCAGCATCCATCACCAGCGAGGTAATGTGCATTTCTCTGTATTTCAATTCAGCAATGAAAGCCGCATCGCGCACCTCATATGGCTGAACTTTGTTCGTGACCATAAAATGATACAGTTGATCGACCATTGCATGAAATTGGGCATCACGGCGGTAGCGGTCTTTTAAATCTTCAATGCTGTCTCTCATAATCATCACCCATGGTTATTTTGTTTACTCATATTCCATGACTTCGGCATCCACTATCTTGCCAAATATCTCAGCGCGTTTGCGCCATTTATGGCGAGTGGATTCCGGTGTGTTTACCCATACGCCAGCCAAATGCTGTTCAAGACTAAAGCCTTTGTCGAACGCAAGATTGCTTGCATGTAAAAGCGCCGCCATTTTTTCGTTATTGATTTTCATGCAATCATCCGTCTTTTCAGTGTTTATGCTGCTAGAATCTCAGTTAGCTTGCCTTGAAGTTCGGCAATCTCCGTTTCCAGCCGCTTGATATTCGCCCGTTTCTTTTCTTCATCTTCCCGCGCAAGGCGTTCTTTACGGACTTCCTCAGTTTCGCTTGGTATGGCAGTGAAGAAACGCTGCCCCTTCCCATGAACAGGCTGTACGGTGTCTCCGTCGAAGCCCATTTCCTTACCAAGGGCTTGCCATGCACGATTGGCGTTTTCTTGGGGACTACTCCCCATAGGCGTTCCACCGCTTAAAAACATGACTGGCGTAGGACGACATGCTTCAAGCAATTTGCTTTCCTGTTCTGCCGTCATTTCGTATTCATTCCTTGGGTACATAATCTCTCCTCTCAAACTCGGTTTCAGTGACCGTCTCTCCGACCTGTCACCGCTTGCTGGCTCTTGGAGCTGCGGTTAACCCTACTACGATGCCAACTATCGTCACCCTCCATAGCCCGGTATTGCAGGGGTGCGTCATTTTCGTTTTATGACCATCTAGTCACGCCGGGAAATGAAGCTCGTTATTTCTTGTGTGGACTAAAGATTACCTCTCCAGTTGCAAGCAGCGCATTGATCGCTCGGATAGCTTGAAGGCGCAATCTGGTGATGCAAATAGTCTCAAGGCCGTTTTCATCATATTCTTTATCAGCAAGCCGTATCGCCGTTTCAACAGCATGTATCGCATGGGAAGATATTAGCGGCTCTAATTTGTCAATATTCTCCACACCAGTCTCAAGTTTAGCCAGTTTATCGTAATCAATTCCGCATTGTTTTTGCATTTCAGCCGCGCCAGAGAAGGCTCCTTTTTTGAAAGCATAGCACCAACAGTCAAATAACTTAGCGGTGGCGAAATCTTCATAATCACCATCGCCGTCTTTCTCGATGTTGTATGCTGGCGGAAGCGATGCCCAATGTTCAAATTCTTGCTCTAAAATGTCTGTCATGTCGCTACTCTCAAATTCAGTTTCAGTTGTTATATTTCGCTCTGTCCTTGGCCTCATCGCACATGCTGGCGAATCTATCGACTGACCTAGCATGAGCCATCTCACCTAATTTATTCTCGTCAATCACCGTACCGGCTTCTTCGGCTTCGGAAGAAATTTCCTCGTAGGCTTCGATAAATAAGTCTTTCATAATGCTCATATATCCTCAAATTTCATTGCTGTGGTTTTCTTTAAGCTAAAAGATTTTTTCAATCCCATAGCCCTTAGTATCTTATTCCCTGGCTTTGCATCGCCGCGAATAACTGATGCGACATAGCCAAAAGATAATCCTTTTTTGTCAGCCCATGCCGCAATACTACCTTCTTCTTGGCATATATCGTGTAGGGTTTTTCTTAGCTCTGTTATGTTCATAAGCAATTAATAGCAGATTATAGCAAGGAGTCAATAACTATTTTAGCCCTTCGCATATAATGCCACATTTAATGCTGGGTTCGGATTGGTAGTTCCCTGCTTCTGGCGGTAATTCGTCAAGAAACATGGGGATTCCAATCCGTTTTCCATCCACGCGCTTTTCGGTCTTATTTATGGAGTGTCCAAATTTACGCTCTTGCTTCGCCATACGGTCAAATTCTTCTGGGAAGTCCTGCCGAATTTTATTCCAATACCCCATTCCACCTTTGACACAGCCAATACAGTTATTGTTCTTGTAGCCTAAGCGATACATTGCCGCTTGTTCGATTCCGGCATGAGCAAGCATCTGATGACAATCTAGCTTGGTTAGCCCCGCTTCCATCAGCGGAAGCCACACTTGCACATCCGGCTCGTCATCAAGGAATTGGTCAACCCTATCCTCCTCGCCTTTGTGAAGCCCGAACACATGAATATCGCCAGGGCGCTGAAACGCTTTCCGCATCTCTTTTTTGAGCAACCGAGTGCAGGGTGCGCCGTGACGGTGCTTTATGAATTTCACATCATCCTGCACCTCAAAAACTGAGCCGCGGTACTTTTCATTAGTGACGTGAATTATTGGCCTGCCTAGCCACGCTTCGCAATCGGCCTGCATCCTGTCATTGTCGGGGTGTTCTTCCTTCACATAGTTACGGGCAAGGATAATTTCTTTTCCCTGTATGCGTGGGTCGCTGGATTCAAGCACAAGTTTAGCTGCAACTGCACTGGCGGCTCCGCAGGAAAACCAGCATATGACTCTGCCGCTCATCCCCATTGTTCCGCCATTGCATCTGCAATACCCTGATATGTACGGCTACGCTCCTTTGCCCTGTCCTTGCTAGGTGCCATCTTATGAATCCGAGCCTCGCGGCCATCGACAATATTGGTCGGAATTAATTTAGGCAAATTCTTAAGCCATAGGCAGGTGGCTTTTGTCTCACCATGCCCGAACTGCCAAGGCTGGATAATCTGGTCTGGCTTGCGTATCTTGGTGCTGATAATGCCTATGGGGTTTTCCAGTGCTATCCGCTTCACATTAGAGGCTAGCAACTCGCATACAAAAGCGAGTGCGTCACGCTGTTCCATCTGCTTGTCTTTGAACCATCGAGCGCCCGAAACGCAAAGATGCGTACATGGCGGGAAGGCAATCATCATATCAAAAGTGCTTTTATCGACTTTTTGGATAGGCTTTTGGATGTGCTGGCCTCCGCGCTCACTAGGTAATATATCGCAGCTCCAAGCGTCATGCCCCCTTGCAGCAAAGGCATCACGCACTACGCCAGAAAATTCACATGCCACCAGGATTTTCATTCGTTATCCCTATACTCGCACGAATATACTTTGCCTATGCCCTTGAATGCTTCTGCAAATCCCGATGGATTGCCCCATAGAATAAGTATGTTGTCGTACATTGGGCTATTCCCATCCCCTAAATCTGGATGTCCGGGGATAAATTTTATCCGCTTTTCTGGGATGCAAACAGCAGATGCCTTTTTATGCAATTCCCATGAATCCTGATTGTTGCCATAATTCAGTAGCCATAAATATCTTCCACCCTTGTATTCTTTTTGTCCTTTGGCTATGAACGCCCTCCGCAATGAGCGGGAATATGGTGGGTTTATAAAGCACTCAGGAAGCCATTGATGCTGAAGCCCATTGAATTCTGGGTCAACAGGGCATGGATCCCCGAATCCAGCAAACCCAAAGAAGTTTCTTACAGCATCCATAATGATAGGTGGCGTATACCAGAAATCACTAGGTTTTGTCGCACACCCTATCGTCAGGTCGGTCACATTATCCTCCGTGTATCTTTAGGGGCATCGTACTCTGGCGGCTCTTTGGCATATTCCTTTTCACACCACGCTATCATGCGGCCAAGCCAATCATGGAAGCGTTTCAGCTTCTTAATGTCGTGACTCATACACCAAGGGCTGATATATCCACCTCCTGATCCAAACGGGCTTTTTATTGGATTTGGCATTTTCATGATTGACGGTCTCCTGGTTGTTCAATCTTCTGGCGCAGGGCTTCTGCTAACTCCATGAGGCCATCCGCCCAACGCTTTAGTTCTTTCTTTTCCACCATAGGATCAGTAAGCGCAGACGCAGACTGGCAATATCCAATTAATGAATGAGCGCAGAGACGCTCTTTATCTTGCTTGCTAAAGGCCATCAGATTTACCTACGTTTGATTGTGATAATTTTTCGATTCGACTGGCTGCACAGGAAAGCCATGATCCAAGATTGCTCATATATTTTTCATCCTTTACAAAAGGCGAGTATTTTCCATTAGCAATATCCGTTACATATATGCGTAGTGCGCGTATGAGATGGTCATTGGTAATTTCTGATGTTTGCATCATGGGTTTTTATCCTTAGATCGGGTGTAGGTAATTTTAGCGTATTCAGTGTCTTCCCGCTCAACGCGCGCATCAAAATGCTCTTTGCATTGCCGCCAAGGATCACATCCGCACGGCATTGGTTTTGTGGTTAGTGTGGTCATTCGCTACCGCCTTTGGATTGAGTTAACCGGCGCGGCTCTATGCCATACACGTCACAAAGGCTCATCACGTTTCCGAAAGATGGGTGCTTTATTTTTCCAGTTTCCATTTGCGATATAAGCGCATTTGAAATGCCAGTGATGGTTTCCACATCACGAAGCGAAAGCCGCTTGCTTTTACGCCCCTCTTGAAGGAATCGACCTAATTTAGTGGTTGGCAACGCTTCCGAACACTGCTGCATTTCGCCCGTGCCATCGCATAATGGACATTTCATGATCCCCCGCCTTCTATTTCTGATAAAAGGGCTTTCACGGCTTCGATGCGCCTCACTATTCCAACACGGAGATTTTCGACTTCCTCCTCAGTTAAAGGCTCTGCTTTCCAAGTATGCATATTGAACGCAGCGCCGATTAGATTCACGAGGTCGCGCACCTCCTTTACATAGGTAAGCTCACCCGATTCCCGCTTGGGGGATGCCAGCTTAATTGCATCGTAAATGGCAGCAGTGATGCCTTTTGTCATGTCGTCTTCATGCGACAGCCGGAAGCCCTTGCCAGCATTATGTGGCATTCCGAATCGCTCAGCATAATCACGAGCTATTTTTACAATTTGCTCATGAGATGGCTCATCCAGCTGTTCGGTATTAAGATAATCTACCCCTTCAGATTGTCTCTTTCCGGTTTCATTATCTCTTTCCGGCTGTATAGTTGGGCAGCATTCCTCGTAGCCGCAAGGCTCATGGATTTCCTTTTTTGCAGCTTCGTATGCCTCTATTACCTTTCTTATGGACATATCCCGGTAATATCCGTGGTCTCCAGCAAAATGGTCTTGCACTGCCGATAGTGCCTTCTCGTCAATCGACATACTCAAACCTCGCTCCTTGTTCTTTCGCTGCGTCTAGGACGGATTTTGCCACTTCTTTCGCATAGCCTCCCATGGTTAAATCCACCGCGCTTGTCCCCAATACAGCCCTCTTGCATTTCTCAAGATCGACCGACACCGGCTCCCGTGTAGCGATATGCGGCTTGAAAAGATTGAGAATAGCTTGTGTTTTTGCGTTAGATGCAAGCGTATCCCGCACACCAAGAATATGATTCACGGCGCTTTTAAATTCTGCCTGCGTGGGCACCGTAATCTCACGCGAAACAAGTTGGTTACAATCTGTAGTCGGCTTCGCCATAGCTGCGATGGCCTTGCGTAGCTTGTCGATATAGACCCCCGTGTGTGGAACGTCTTTCCAGATCGGGCTATCCCAGCGCTGTACAACCGCCAGTGCGGCTTCGATTAAATCATTCAGCGAATCGTTTGACATACTATTTCCGTAAATAAGCTGATTGCAGGCTTTCGATACTGTCCAAAACAACTTTGATCGTGCCGGGGCTGACTTTGTGTTTGACATGATAGCCGCGACCGTTTTTCTTTTGGCAGTTGTCGCTGATTAGAAGTAAAAGCGCCTTCTCACCAAGGGGGCCTTGTCGTAAATTCTTAATTCCGGCTGCAATGGCGCGGATGCTTGTAGCCAACACCTCAACGGGCACTGGTTCTTTTTCGTCTTGTTTAATAATTGCCTTTTTCATCTTATTCTCCTTTGGTCTGTGTTTATCGCAGTAATCGTTTAGGCTTTCGGGATGGAAGCTGCACGCTTGGCATCTATCGTGGTCGCCAAATGCATAACCGGGACGGGGGCCGTCATCACCGGTGTTCGTGTCGTTCGCTCTTGTCATAAACACTCCGCAAATAGATTGAAGGCTTTTGCCCATTGCTTAAAGACCGCATCATGCATTTGAAATACGATACGTTCACGCTTGCCAGTTTTGTGATCTGGCTCGCCTTCGACTTCGATTAGTACGCACTGCCCAACACTAAGCTCTAAGGTAGGCTTATTGGTGCGGTTCGCATCTTCGGAAAGCAAAATGCGATTTATGGCCCCGGTCATACTCCATCCCCCGTTTGGCAAGTGTACGGCACTGAATCAGCCTTGTGGTAGTCTCCACAAACATCGCATTGCACCTCATCATGCGGTAATGCCTGCTTGCAGAGTGCGGCCTGCTCATCAGTCAAATACATGAGCACCCATTTTCCGGTTACTTCATGGCGGTCAGCAACAATATTTGCAGGCCACCCATCTATCAGCGAATTGGTGGTCATGGCTTTGCTCCAAAGCGGGTTACGATGTGCGCCGACTTGTCATAGTCGATTAGATGAACATCCACGACTAAGGTGCAGCCGTAATCAGAACCTTGGCGAACCATTGCACGGCGATAGGATTTGTCTTTGCCGTCTTCTTGGAAGTGGCCGAAAATCGCTTCCATAATTTCTTTTGTTGCTTTTGTGGCAAGCTCTTGCAGGTTCGATTCTCCACTGGCGTTCGTTTCTGGTTGGGTCATGGCTGTACATCCACTTCTAAGGCATTTGGCCGGATAATTATTCCATCGTGCCCAATCACTAGCCACGCTGTTCCGTTTTTTGTGGTAACGCTTACGCCTATGCTATTAGCGGTTTGCGCGCATATGACTAAGCTTGGACGCTCAGATGTCTCATCTATCAGCTCCTTACTCATACACATAACTTCCCCACCACAGCTTGAAGTGCTGCTTTGGCTAATCCATCACGACTTGGAACAAACGGCCTTTTCCCATTAATAACGTCCATTATAGAATCTCCGATTATCCCCACCATCTCATCACTCAGCAGCTCTTGCTTGAGTGATTCGCGGGAGGCTTTCCATGCAGCTTGGCAAAACTCTTTTAATTTAGCATCAAGTTTGTCTTCTAATAAGCCAAATGGACTAAACCACTCCTCAAACGCCTGATCTTCCTGTGTCATCCCTCTACCTCCTGCTTGGTTTGATTGGTTATATCGGCAGTAATCTGCACCACTAATTTATCCCTGCATTTACGCATAACGGAAGATGGAATTATCCCGTTGCAGTATAAAACGCCAATTGAAGAATCAATAAGCTTGTAGTGTTCTTTCCCCGCTTTGCTTTTCAATTTTTTAATCAGATTTTCAGCTTGTAAATTCATACACATCACTCCTGCTTGGTTTGTTCTAAAATCTCCACATCATCGGCATCACCAAGATAACGAAATACATCATCACCCCATTGACTTGCCGTATGATAGCCCTTTGCCACCCAATATTCGCAACCGCTTTTCCCTCTTTTATATATTTTCTCAATCACATAGTCAGGAGGGCAAAACCCACAATCAGGACGAGTGGTGCCCCCAACTGAAAATTCTTTATTCCATAATTTGTTTTTAATCTTGTTTGCATATAGAGTAGCCATACACATCACTTCCTTTCTTCTAGCCCTGATGGGGCGGGTATAGATGTTCTAAATTTGCCGCCCGCCCAGCTAATAGGCTTTTCCTTCTTGCGAATTAGCTCGTTTACCTTCTCAATTGCCTCGGCAAGCTCGCTGTAGCAGTCATCAAGTGTCATATCTTCGGGCAAAATGTCGCAATAGTAATCCCCGCCAATCTCCCAAGCGTATTGCGGCTCGCAGATGACTAGTCGCAGTTCTTCAATCGGGACTTCTTCCATCTCGCAGTAGTCGCGCACCTCATCTTCATCGTTGAAATACCTATCGTCATCGTGCAGGGTGAGCATGGTTTTACCGTCCCATTCCTTGAATGGCATGGTCTCGTATTGCTCAAGACGCTTCTTTGCAGAGCATCCACGGCATATTGTGTAGGCTCTCTCCATTTCAGAGCCACAACTGCAAATCCTATGGGTGCAACCATCCCAACGCGCAAGATGCTCATTATCACCATAAAAACGACCATTGCGTGATTGCCATCCAGTTACAGTAACTTGCTTGGCGGCTTCATCGCTGGCGTACATTATTGTTTGTTCTTTTCTCATTCTCCCCTCGCTTCCTGCTGTGATGTGGTTGGATTAAGCGCCTCTTGGCATTGGTTTAAAACGCTGGCAACATAGATGTAATCTTCGTAGGTATAATCCCCGCTATTAAATGCGCCACCATGCACTTCAAGCGCTCTATCAATATCATATAAAAGATTCGATTCCCCCTCCCCACACTTCCCCTGCCGATCAAGATATGCTCGCCCTTCGGTGAGGGCTTCTTCCCCACTCACTATGACAGAACTGTGCGCCCTAGCGTTATCCTTATCTCCATATACGCTGTGTATGCTATATAGCTCGCTAACTGACGCGCTTAAAGCATCCACCAGCTTCTTCACCAGTGCTGTGTTGGCGGGGTATTCTCCGTACTTCTTAGCCACAAGCTCCGCGCCATCACTCACAACATCAAACCAGTACCCGTACATTTCTGGGTCGCTTTTCGACATATCCGTTGCCAGAATATTCTGTATGTCTTCTTTTACCGCAACCGGCGCTGTGTTAGCGGGGTGAGCAACGGATTCCCGCTTGTGGTAACTGGCGTATTCGCGCACCAACTCAACCGCACTATCCTTGAGCATTATATTGGATGAGTCGCCGTTCCATGCCTTGATACGATCAATAAGCGCCTCAACATCTAAGCACCCGACCGGCTGCTCAGTTGGCTTCTTAGCTTGTTCGTAGGCTTCGATAAAGTCATTAAGCTTATGCCAAGCATGATTGATATTGCACTCAACAATTACTGGTGGCAGTGAATCGTTTTGTGCGCCAATCATTCCGCGAACCTGCTTCATCACCGCTATCGCTTCCTCATTTATCGTCGCACGAGGCTTGGCTTGTTCGTAAGCTTCAATTGCCTGTCTAATAGCCCCCTCTACAACAGGATGGTGTTGCGGATTCAGCCCTACCGCCTTGCAATATGCCACAAATGCAGCCCTGTATGTCACCTCATCTATCTTCATAACCCTATTCCTTTCCCTTGGCCAAGCACCATAGGCAAGCAAATATAAATTGCTTAATTGAGTGCATTTGTTTCCCGCATTTTTTACATTCCATAACTATTCCTTTCCAAGGCGCTTGCGGATGATTTTAGAGGCCGAATCCATGCGCAAGACAGGTTCGTTATCAAGCCTAAAACATGATTCGCGCAGCGCCGCAATCAACCCATCGACATCGTGAGCACGTCCTGCTTGGAAGCCGCGCCTAGCAGCTTCAACATGTGAGCCATTAAGACGCACAGGCACACCTAGATTTTCATCAGTACACCATTCCTCGAAATCCTTGGGTATATCAGTCATTTAAAAAACTCCTCTGATTGCTGCATGTACCTGTTGCTTTATCTCTTAAATCTGTTATACATAATAGGGTGTACATCGTCAACTAAATAATGGAAAATGTTTTGAATAACTCGCAAGTTCCTGATTTTATTAACCTAAATGAATGTTCTTCGATCACAGGGATACATATATCGACCCTTGTGTCTTATCGTCAGCGCGGAGTCTTTGTTCCCGTGTACATTGTTGCTGGGAAAAAATGCTATAAGCGTGGCGATGTGCTGAAATGGAAGCGCCCAGCGAAAAATAAACCAGGGCCGAAGCCGCGCAATGGCAAATAATGATGCGCATACCGCGCTAGTGCGCGAGGCGTTGCAAGAGCTGGCATTACAGGGGTATACTTGCTGGGCCAACCAGACTGGGGCGTTAAGAACAGAGTCGGGTGGCTTTTTGAAATTTGGAAAGGTTGGATCAGCGGATATATTTTGTGTGTTACCTATATTTTGGCATGACAGAAAATTTGGGGTACATGCCGAGTTTGAAGCAAAAACTGGCACTGGTCGCCAGTCAAAAAATCAAAAGCTTCATCAGGAATTTGTTGTCGAGCGCAATGGTGGGGTGTACATTGTGTTCCGCTCCGTGCCAGAGTTGCTTGCGGAGGTTAAAAGGGTGGTGAATTTCTATCATATAAGTACGCCTCACAGCCAGCCCTCATAATCTCTTCCGGTGGAGCTTTGCCAGCTAATTTGCAGATGCCATTATCAAGGTTTACACAATCAATGCAGCTTTTGTGAAATGGCATGGACAGCACAGACACACGCAGCCTATCCAGCAATTGCACTAATTGATTTATCTCGTGCGGCTTCATCAAATTCGTATCTGACGACTTCATAATATTTTTCCTTTTTCCTAACTTGAACTCGGGTGGGTTTTCTCAAAGTATGCGTTACTTTTAATGCGGACAGCACATCTGGCGGCATCGGCACATTACTTCTGTGCCGCCACCACTCTTTAATAAATTTCATATGCTTCCATTCATCAAACTGCATGATTCCAGAATAGTAAGTGACTTTCAGGGAGTCATGAGCATTCGCCTTCACATGCCGTGAATACTTCACATCATCCACATCGAACCACTCGGCAATTTCCCCGCGCGAAAACGGCGTGCCCATGATGTCGGCGTCGCTAGCCTCTAGTGATAAGTTTGTGGTAGGATCGCGCTCTATTTTCAGCGTAGAGCCGCATATGATGCAGGTGAGTGCTTCAAGGGTGTTGGATGTGCGGCATATCTCGCACACCTTATGCTTGGCCTTCGGAGGCGCTTTGCGTTGCCCTTTCTTTTTTTGCTGTGGCTTTTGAATATCAGCAACGCCGCCATGTCTTTCCAAATTGCCGCCATGATCGAGGCATAAGAAATTAGGCTTTGGCCCAGCTGCAATGGCGGCCTTGCGCTGTTCCTTTGTGTCCTGCGGGTATCCATCTGCATACACCACTCTAAATCCCCGCCCTATGACCTGTGCAAGCAACCCTGGCGATTGTGTGGCGAATAAAAGTACAAGGCAATCCATATTTGGAATATCTGTTCCTACGGTCAACATGCCGACAGAAGCAAGAGCGCGCAATTCACCGGATTTGAATCTGCGAAGCTTATCGGCGCGTATATCATCCTTGTTCGATATATCTTCGTCCATCATGTCGCCATGCATGGCCTCGCATGGTATGCCATGAGAGTTCATGCACTGCGCTACATGGTCGGCAATCTCAATGGTCGGGCAAAACAACGCAATGGTTTTTCTGCCTTCAAAGTACGGTAAATCTTCCTTTATCACGGCCTCGATAAACTCAAGTTTACTGAATCGTTCAGCCATGTCTTTTTGGTTGAAATCGCCTGCTGTGATCTTCACTCCCGTCATATCGGCCTGCGTAACCAGATGCTTGCCGACTGGCGGCGTAAGGTAGCCTTCATCAATCAGCGTAGGAATAGTAATTTCATAAACAACGTCATCAAATATTTTCCCATCGCCCTCGGTGAGCAACCCACGTCCAAGGCGATAGTCGGTAGCTGTGAGGCCGATGATCCGCATGTTCGGGTTGGCGGCTTTTAAGTCAGCAATAAATCGACCATACATGCCGAGATTCGTACCCTGGCACATGTGACATTCATCTATAATAAGCAGATGACGCTTGCCGAATAAATGCGCCTTGTCGTAAACGGAATGGATGCCGCCGAAAATAATTGGGTGGATGAATTGACGCTTTTTTAGGGATGCGCTGTATATGCCAGCGGGCGCGTGAGGCATGATTTGCGTTAGTTTCTCATGATCTTGGATTAGTATTTCCTTGACGTGAGAAAGAACAATAATCCTTGTTTCAGAAAATAGGCGGAATGCCTCGCATATGATTGCGGCGATGATAAGCGATTTTCCGCTGCCTGTGGCTGCGCATATGATGGGCGCACCTAATTTTTCTTGTAGATAAGCAAAAAGCCTACTCACCGCCTCTGATTGATACCAGCGCAGTGAGTAGGCCATAGGTATTAGAGTCCATTCTCATTCATAACAGCGAGAACCGCATCAAGCTTTTCGATTTCGGCAACGATAAGCTCAATTTTCGCATTCGCGTCGTCTTTAATTTTCTGAATTTTAGCTTCCAACTTAACTTTTTTCTTTTCGATTTGGTCTTTCATTTCAGTCTCCGTAAAAATTATCATGTTGATCTCGTAAAATGACTGGGTGGTAGCCGATATTACACTACTTCTCCCCGCCTAACGTCTCCGCTTCGGCACCCAGTATCTCGTTACACAGCCCAGCTAGGCTTTGCCGCCGCTGCTGGTGCTGCTGCCGCTGGCTGCAATATTTGCTTTTCGGCCACCATTGTACCAGCAGGAGGTTTCGCTGCAATCTGCATATCCGCTGGCACTTTCTCATAATGCTTGCCAAGAACACCTTTGCTGTTTTTCTTGATCCGCATAATCATGAATTTGCCATGCCAGTCATCCGAATTATTGGTGTGAACACCAATCGCATTCTGGATAGAAAGCATGGTGGATTTAGCGATATTCACCGCAATTGAATTGGTGTTCCATAGATTCAGGCGCTCAAATTCAATATGGCCTTCATCTGGCCCGCTGCCGACCTTGAGGGCAATATTGAGATAAAAGTTTTTGCCGTTGTCTTCATGCGGACGCCCATCTTCATAGAACTTGTCCTTGGTGCTTTTTTTCTCGGTGCCTTCGATGCGCACCAAGTATTCGCCTTCACCAAGCTCCTGAAACTCGCCAGCGGGTTTCACGCCTTCCATGTTAAAATCAAGTGTAGCCATAATAAAACTCCTTATTGTTCGGTTGTTGGTTCGATAGTTACAGGCGGATTCAACTCCGCATGTCTTGCCTCAAGCAGCTTATTCATTTCTCCAAAAAGAAACGCATCTTCTGCCTGCAATCTATCAAATGTAGTCTGATGCTTTTTTACAGTTTCAGCTACATTGGTAGAATTCTGTACGTCTGCCGCCATTTCATTGACAAGCTCCATAAGCGGGCGAGGCGGTTCCGCGCCGGTATTGAGCCATTCAAAAATCTCAGCACCAATTTTAGGGGTGATAAGAAATTCTCGTTTCTCTAATACACCTGTTGCGTTGACGGTAGAAAATAAATCGGTTCGGTCTTTTGTCGAATGGGCGATAGACTGATCGTTGATGTCAAAGAACACAGTGAACTCATACTCAACGCCGTCCCGCATTACGGGCGCTAATCCTAGCTTAACGACCTGCATCTTGCCATTAATCCCCATCTGCTGGCTGTACTCGACCTTGCTGCGCATCGTGGCAATGATGTGCGCAGGTGATTGCAACATGGCATCCACCAGTGCATTATGCTCTGGCGTGATGTGCCTCCATGCCGTATAGCTGTTCTTGCGTGGATCGGCATCGGTGAGTTTGCCTTGCTTATCCAGCAAGCCGCCGCTCCCTGCCCAGGCGTGCGTAAGGGAGTCGATAATAATTACCTCTGCACCTGCGGCTTCTGCGGCTTTGATGTTATCCAGATATTTCACCGCCGTGAATGGGGCAGAAATTCTGTTGTACTGGAATTCACCAATTTTGACGTTGTTTTTAATTTTGTTAGCGTAAAGCTCTCCGCTACCCTCTTCAGTGTCAATGAAGAAAATTTTATTCCACAATTCATCTTCTGGAATATTGGGATATGTTGCTTTCATTATACCATAAGCGAGGAACAATCCGCCCATCGTCTTGCCGCAACCCGAAGGAGCGCTGATGCCGAGTCTGAGGCGGGCTTTTTTTCTTGTGGCTTTGCGAAATTGTATTGTCATTTTTAGTTCCCTTCTGTATAAATAGCGAAGCCCCGCACTGTTGGCACAGATACGAGGCTTCTATCACAACGAGAGGAAGTCTCATTATGAATACCTCCAATGGTATCACAATCATACGCCGAAGGGAAGCTATTGCCCTTGGTCTTAAAACTTATTTTACTGGCAAGCCATGCCCCAAGGGGCATATTTCTGCTAGATACCGCAATGGCGGGTGCATTACATGCGTATCGAATCATGCTGCGCAGTGGAAAGAAAAGAACCCCGAAAAGGTTAGGGAGGCGTCTAGAAAATATCTTCCCAAGGTAAATAAAATTACAAAAAGAAGATGCAATAGGGCATGGGATAAAAGGAACCCTGACAAGAAAAGAGCCATTTGCAAAAGGTGGGCGCAAAATAACCCTGAAAAGGTCAAGGCCATGCGTAAACGGCACTATGATAAAAAATCTACCACAGCTAAAATTGCCGTTCGCATCAGAAACAGAATACGAGAAACCATTACTTATGGTTGGAAATCTCAAAAAACCGAAATACTTATTGGCTGCACATTTGAAGCGCTGAAAATCCATCTTGAACGGCAGTTCACCAAAGAAATGACTTGGGATAACTACGGAATTTATTGGCATGTCGATCATATACGTCCTTGCTCTAGTTATGATTTGACTTTGGAGAGCGAGCAGAAAGCCTGCTTTAACTTCACCAATCTCAGGCCGCTTGAAAAGCTAGAGAACATCCGCAAGGGGAATAGGATTACATTGTTGTGTTGATTGCTCATTTGATTGCTCCTTGGTTAGATTAGTAGATAGATAAAACCATTTTATGTAACAAAATTGGAATTGCAAGGGTTATTTTTGCATGGGAATAAGCGCAGACAAATAATTCCTAAATTTCCCTGTCACCTTACTGCTGCCTAGGTCGTCATCGGAAAAAACTGAACGTTGAAAATCAAGCAACTCCTCAAGCGTCGGAAATGAAATTGTTATTTCATATTCTTGGCCGTAAGCTTTGGCGTTTTCCGGTGAGCGAAGCATTTTCACATAAACAAGATAAGCGTTTACGCACTTATGAATTTTAATGCCATCCACCCAGTCTTTATCGAATAGCCATTTGCCGTTTATTTGCGTAAAAGTATCGTTTTGTTTGGCGTATTCACTTCTCATGATGTTTTTCTCCTATTTCTGCAAAATTATCAGCCCCGACTCTGCACGAGTCGCGGCAGTGTATAGCCAGCGCCATTTATTTTCTCGGAATGAATCAGAATCGTCAATAACTGTCACCGATGGAAATCCCGAACCCTGAGCCTTATGCACGGTTATCGCGTAGCTCCAATCCGCTGATTCCCACTTCTTTTTCCAATCCGCCTTCGTTGGCGTACTCTCAAAATGCTGGCGAAACATATACGGTTCGACCATCAAATTCTTATGCACAACGCCTTCAATGTCGGCGGTCATTTTGTATGCGCCGCTATTCACTTTTTCTATTTTCTTCAATTCGCCCATTGCGCCGTTGAATAATCCCTTTTGGTTGTTATTCTTGCAGCAGATAATGCGCTCGCCCGCCATAGGGAATTGCTCAGTATAGCCAAGGCGTTCACGCATTAGCTGCGTGACTTTCCAGCGGATACGATTTAATCCGCACAGCACTTGCGTTTCAGGGTTATGCAAATATTCTTCTGTTTCAGTGATGAGCGGTAAAACTTTTACTCCGTCTTTGCTGTAACCAAGCGGCAAGTGAATGCCCTGCCGTGCCATGGTTGCAAGCTCAAGTATGGGCGAGTCAAGCGCCTGGCGGTGGATTTCCTTTAAGAAAATATCCGGCTCACGATTTGTAAATGCGCCTTCGCCGTTGATGGGCGGGAGCTGACCGGGATCGCCCATCACAATCGTCTTGATTTTGTAGCGACGCAAATCTTCGCATATTTCGTTCGACACCATGCTGACTTCATCCAGCACAACAAGATCGGCAACAATATTTTCATTGCGCACGAATTTGAATCCGCCCGTTTCCTTGCCATTTTCATCGTATTCCGGCACGCATTTATAGATAAGGCTGTGAATGGTCTGCGCGCCTTCATTGCCTTTTTTCTTTAAGACATGTGCGGCCTTCCCAGTATAGGCAGCGGTGCGCACATGCTTGATGCCGTATTTGTCTTTTATGCGCGATATGGCTTCTGCTACGCAGGTGGATTTGCCTACGCCTGCATATCCAGCGACGTAAATCTCTAGCCGCTCAGGGTCGCCATACCACTCAACGATACGATCAATAGCGCGGTTTTGTTCATCGGTGAATTGTAATGTCACGGTTTTAATCCATTCATTAGTTCGGTTGTTCGTTTGCTAACTTTTTCGCTATCTTCTGGTGTCTGTATTGCTTTGCCATAAATAATTAAATCAAGCATTTGTTTTTCCATCACGCCAGTTTCCTGCATGGCCCTATCCATGCAGCGGCCAAGCCTGCGCATGTATTGCCACGTAGCCTTGTTCCATTTACGGTTTGCGTCAGAAGGCAGTATCATAATTAAATGAATCCTGATTTTTCTGCTAACCACTCCGGCATTGAAAATGTGCCATCGTTATTATTCTCGACTTGTGATTTTGGAAACCATGCCGCTTTATCGCCATCAAAAAGAAAAAAAGCTTTTTCGGTTTCATGGCGTAAATCGGCGGATATTTCTATAATGTCATGCTTCTTCATTTCGCCCTCACTTTAAAAAATATCTCTTTACACGCCAGCACATCGCCCATAGCTGTATGCGCATTTTCCATTTCGTGCCCGAATAGCGCCTTATACGCCTCGCCAAGTTTCCCTGGCAACCCAATCGTCTTGCACATTTTTACCGTGCAAAATGATTCCCCGTGATATGATTCATTCTCTTGCCCTAATGCTAGCGTTTCGCGCGCAATCATCTGCTTATCAAATGAAAGATTATGCGCCACGCGAGTGTGCGAGCGTGATTTCATTTCATTGTAGCGGTGAAGCGCCGCGTCAATAGTTGTGCCACTGGCTTCGCACATTTTCTGCGTGATGCCATTTATCTTGGTAATAAATTCAGGAATAATGAGGCCGGGGTGATGAATAAGCGTGTCCATTTTCTCTTGAATTTCTCCGCTATCATCACATAGGATTGCCGCCAAGGATAGAATGCGCGGCTGGCTTTCGTCGGAGAGGGGAAGTTTAAAATTGACGAGGCCGGTTGTCTCGCAATCCCAGAAAAGTATCATGATTTTATTTCCTTTTCATCGTAATCTCTTTTGCAAAATGGGCAGCACTTCGGCCCCTTAATCTCAATAGTCGGCGAAGGGAGAATGCCCCTTAGCTCTTCAAGGCTTTTTCTTCCAAAATTCGGCATTTTCAAAAACTGCCCATCGGTGATATGAGAAAAAATAGAAATATCCTGATTCATGGCGTCTGCTCTCGTATACTTTGATAACTTTAATTTATCCCTAAAGCCGTCTGCCCATCGCCCATCATCACACAAAACATTCGCTAATGCATTTTTTATTCTTACGCGCCCATTCATTTTGCTCCATGATAAATCTTCTATTTTCATATTACTTCACCCCCACTTTCACTTCCTCTTTCGCATTTGCGCAGCCAATCACTTGGTATGGTTGCAACTATGTCGCGGTCTTTTTTGCTGTAAATATGATTGTAGCATTGCAGCGCAAGCTTTTCTTCTTCTTTAGCAAGCTTGGCTTTTGTTTTTTCCGCAAACTTGGTTGCTGCGCGTCTGGCGATTTTTCCCTTTGTGTCTTTTGAAATTTTGCTCATGATTTCTCCTTTAATTTGCTGTGCTGAATAATAATACCAAAAACATCATTTGAGCCTCGAGTGTGTCCATCAATGTAACCGTTGTGGTATCCATGTTTTTTCCCAGCAAAATAATATAGCACTACTGCAAGCGCCCATATTGCAGAAACTAAAAGCAATTGATATAAGTCGCTCATCTCACCCCTACTTTCACTTCCTCAGTTATTGAACACCCATCACAAGCCCTGCCGCCCATTTTCACATAGGCATTTAGCGCTACTTGGATAGCCTCCGGCTTGATATACGCACGCAGCTTTTCTAAATCCACCTTTGTGATGTCTGTGATCGTCCCTACCCATTCTTTTTTCAGCGATGATCTGCTATATTTGCCCGTTGCAACGGCCATGCTGGTGACTGGTGCGGCGGCCACCTTATCCGCCACAATAGCGGCTTCTTGCGCTTGCGCGGCTTTTGCTATGTCATCAGGCGTTGCCATGTTCTGAACTGCTGCCATGCCCATTTGCTGAACGGCTGCGGCTGCTTCTTGCCTTAATTTCGCCGCCTCTGCATCACGCCGCGCTTGTTCTTCTGCGGCGCATTTTTTCAGCCAGTTAGTCAGCGGGATTTTCGCCTTATCCACGGCGCTATCAAGCTTGACTTTGTACTCTTTAAAAAATTCATCCACCGCCTGCCCTTGCCGCAAGAACGGTTCTTTTTCTTCCTTGCGCGCGGATTCGAAGGATTTCTGCAATAGCCCGATTTCGGCAATATAGTCCGAAACAAAATCCGCTTCGTTTTGCGCGGTGAATTCAGCGGGGATTTTTTGCGATAATTTTTCTTTTGCGTCTGCGTCGCGCATTAAGCCGACGTGGCGCAGAGTTAGGTTTTCTTGCAGGATTTCTACATCGCTAGGAGGTGAATTATGGTTTTTTGGCGGTAGGGTTAGGTCGGTCATTTGTTGGCTCCTTTTTGTTTTTTGCCGGACTTTGGTTGGTTGTATGTGTCGGAAACTTTTGCAACATCATCGCGGAAATAGACGGTAACGCGGTTTTGAACTGTGTACCTAGCGTCACACGCCTTAAGATGTTTACGTGCGGTTGATACACTGCAACCGATAATTCTTGCCGCCTCGGCAATATCTATAAATATTTTTTGTATTTCTTCTTCGAGGATTTTTTTAAACCCGCCAAACGATGCCTTTTCAATATCGGCGCGACGATGGGCGACAAATCCCCACGGCTCCTTACAGATACTTTCTAATGTGCAAAATGGCATAACCGCGCCTCCATTAATCAAATTACCGAAAATCATTTTATATAACTATTTTCCCCTAGTCAATAGGAATAATCACTTTATTTTTGCGCTCGTATTCCTCCACATCAGCAAGCGCATATGTCACTCTATCGCCATGCTTATTATACGATACGCCTTTACGCTGTGAGCGCCACACTTTCAGCGTATTGACCGACATGTGCCAACGTGCGGCAAGTTCCTCTGGTGTGAGATTTATTTTTTCCGCCATTTGCGTACCCTTCCATCATTTGCCTCTGGCCTGAATTCTTCCCAGCCAATATTACGTAGGCATTTTTTAATGCGTCCAGTGTTGTAATTATTCAAATCCTTGGCAATCAGCCCTATGCCTGTTCCTATTTCGTTTATGGTAAATTCATATGCAAGCGCTGCGGTTATGTATGCATTGATCTTTTCTTCCCATACATCTTGTGCTTGTCTGCTGGATTGCTCGTTTTTCGCTAAGTTTACTTCATCGCCTTCTAGCCAAATTCTTTCGCCTTGTTTGTATCTATAAAGCGCTTCCGCATATAGCTGCGCCTGATCTCTGCGCAGTGCTTCAATATCAATTGAATTTCCGCATTCTACAGGCCAGATACGGCGTGCGCCGGTTTCGTCTTCTAAATATTCCTGCCCTACTTTATTAGTGCTACCACCTAATACAAAATAGCGGGGGCGTATAATGGTAGTGCGTCCGTATGATGGCCTATATTCATCGATCCTGCGCGAAATAAACGCCTTGGTATCCTCTACTTCGGATTTTTTCACGCTTGCCAGCTCTGACATTTCCACAATGATTTTCCCCTGCATTGTTTCTAAGCTGTCTTTTTTCATAAAATCGCCGGAAAACTCTAAAAAGAAGTTTTCGCCGTTGAATGTCGCCAGCACTTCAAATGCGCTGGTTTTTTTTGTTCCTTGTGCGCCTTCCAAAATCAGCACGTTGTCAAATTTAATGCCAGGAGTAAGCGCACGCGCGACAACTGCCATAAGCCATTTACTGCCAACTAAGCGCAAATACTCGGCATCTTGCTTTTCAGCACCGAGATAATAGGTAAGCCACCGATCAAGCCTATGCTGCCCATCCCATTTGAGGCTGTTAAAATAATCAGCTGGCGGGTTTACAGTGTTGAGGCGTGCAATATGCCCGATATAGTCGCCCACGGTGTCCTTGTTAGTTTTAATGCCAAATTTTTCTAAGTCTGCCGCCCACATCGGCGCATCTGATTCAATGATGCTGCGCGGGGTTTTATCTTTATGATCCTTATCCCATGGTGGCTGGCGCATCACTGTCACCTTGTTTATAAAATCATTAAACACAACAAGGTTTTTGTAGCGTTCATGGTTCGCCATAAATGCATAAACATTCTGTTTTGATTTTGGATCAAAAAGCTTATAGCCAGGTAGAAAATGGGAACCCTCGATTAGTTGAGTTTTCCAAAGATTTTCATCTTTGATTGCTACTTCCTGTTTTGGTTTTTTTATATCTAACAATGCAGCTTTGGTTTCTTCCATACCGAATTTATGGAAGTGGTCGTTCCAATCGGTAAAACGGTCTTTTTCGTTTATGCCAAATTCAGGATAGACAACTTTTGCGCCTACTTTTTCCGCTGCCTCGCGTGCATATGATATGCCGGGATTGCCCGCCGAAAATTCGTCATTATCTGCCGCAATCATTAGCTGCGCATTCGGATATAACGCCCTTATTGCTTCTGCCACCGGCACAAGATTGTTGGCAAAAAACGCCAGCACGACCATGTCGCCAGTTGCCTCGAATACCGTTGCGCCGGTTGCATACCCTTCAGCGATCCAAATGCGCGGCGTTTCCCCGGCCCCTATAAGCCCATAGCAACCCTTTACCTTGCCGTGTGATAGGAATCGCTTTTCACCCTGCGCAGTGATGAATTGCAGTGAGACTATGTAATTATTGTCGTATACCGGAACAACCAGCGAGCCATTCATCTCGCGCGCGTTATAAATTCCAACGCGCTTCCTCTCTGCGTATGCATTGCGCTCGGTTTTTTTTAGTCGATTCCATATCTGATTTGCTTTTTGGGCTACGCGCCCCTGTAATTCTTCTTCTTGTTTTTTTATTTCTGCCTGCTGCTGGCGGATGACCTTTTTGTCATAAGTAGTGAGTTTTCCACCCTCAATGCTGTTGTATCGCTCGGATATGCCGCGCTTATTGCAACCATACACGCCCCAGGCAAAATCAGGGCGCACGATGGTTAGCCTGTACCAGCCGTTTCTTCTTCCTTTTTTGTCTCCCGCCACGTTGTAGCGGCGTAATTTTCCGTCAAATATGAGTGGGTGGGTAGCTGGAATGCCTGATTTTGCTAGTGCATTTACAAAATCCTGATACATTCACGCCTCATTTGGTATTTAAAGCTTAGATGCGTAGGTTAGCGCAAGTATATCTAGGTAAGCAACAACTTTATGTTTAATAAATGGTTAATGCTTTAATTTGCGCCATGTGATCCTCCAGTGTCTCCACAATTATTTGTGCATTTATGTCCCTGAAGATTGAGACGCATAAAATATCTGGTGCTCCATCAAATTGAATGGCCGCGTATAAATATTTGTCTGTCCTGTCTACCAAGCTTGATACAATTCCGCGCCACTCTTTAAATCTCACTTCTCTGCTGCTGCGGGAGTCCAAAATCAAAACGTTGCCGCCTGGTTTGTAGTGATCGCTCAAATAATGCAATCCAGTCAAGTATCTCCACGTTTCCCAGTCTTTCACTTTTCTTCTCCATATATCGTAAACGAAAATCCCACAGTGCGTAGGATCGTTACGTCACGCGGCAACATGGTCGGCGTTTTTTTTATTTCGCAGATTGCACGCGATACGGGGCAAGCCGGATAATACCGGTCTACCCCGTACACGTTTTTTATTTTTAAATTAAGATTCATGCGCGAATATCCACTATGCACTCCATGATAGGGAATAGTATTTTTTCTATCCTGTCGCGCTGTGCATTGCTTTTTTCAGTTTTGGCATCTGGTATGGGAAACAAACCCCAATGCGAGACGCTAATCTTGTTTTTGTCGCTCATTTCTTCCTCCCATCCATTGTGCCAAGCATCTCTCGGCATATCTCATCTCTTGCCACACACTCCTTGCATCGGCAGAATATCTGGTGGCGCGCCTTATTTGTTAGCCTTAGTATAGTCGCCATAATCTTCCTCGCTTTCGTCAATAAGTTGTTTAAGGTTTTTGCATATCGGGTCGGTGTCCTTGTACTTCATTTCTGGCTCGGGAAAACATGTGCGCAGTAGTACGCCAAGCCTTTCCTCGCTGGTGATGTATTGCTTTTCTGCCCTCATGGCGTAACCAGAGACGCCAGAAATCACCACAAGCATGGTCAAGACGCTGACAATAATAAAAATTTCTTTCATACCCATTTATTCCTCTTCGTGTTGGTGGTTTTCGGCTTTGTATTTGAGGGTGGAAACCACATCAAGGAGGGCATCTCTCATGCCGCCCTCCACCTCTAGCAGGGCGTCGGCCAGCCCCGGTGCGTCGCTGTATTTTTGGCAGTAGTCGCTGATTTCTGCACGCATGAGCGCCAGGAGCATGTTTGTCTTGTCGCTCATTGTTTGGGCTGCGGACAATTGATCGTCGTATGGTGTGTGTATTTCCTCGTAGCGACGCTCGGCCTCACGAATTAGTTGATCGGCGTATTCCATAAATTCCCCTTTCAGTGTGTTGCAATGATATAAATGGCCATAATTAGCGCCATAAAGCAGGTAACGACGAGCAATCCCTGCACGATGTTCCACACAAGCCATGGGTTGTAGTTTGTGGGCTGCTGGTCAAATTTTATGTGGGTGTGTTCCATATCATTCCTCTTTTGTGATGATTAATAAAAGTTTTCGCGCCCTTTTGCCGCGTGATAGCCAGTAAAGAGCGTGTTGCAGGTCGGCGAAAGTGATAAGCTTGCCGGTGGTTAGGTATATGGTGGTCATGGCTATTCCTTTCCCTTAAATAAACTGTACTGCCGCTCCCCTCTTCCCGCGCATATATTCACGGTATTCACGACCATGTGCTTTTACGAATTTCGCATTAAAAGTGCAAATCTCGGCAAATGCTATTTCCACCGTTTTCTTATCCGCTCGCCATTGCGGGCTAGATTTAATTGAATATGGCGTTAAGCCGTTTGGCAATTTTGGGTATTTTCTCATTGCACGACAGGCTTGGGCATAAGCCAATTCCAATTTTTCTTTTTGGATTAACGCTGTTTTCATATCCATGTTTTCATATCCATTCTTTCTTGTCTGTTTCGTCATTATAGCCCTGCATATATGCTTCCCGTTGTTCACCGGTGAGCAATACGCCGGAGAATTCGATTGAGCTATATGTTTCACCTGCGTAATAATGCGGCCTGCACATGCGCCCGTAATATTTATCAGCGCCGCCCCTGTCGTAAGTGCCGCCGTGGCGCGTATATTCGGCAATGGTGCTATAATCAGTCATTGCGCTACCCCGGCTATCCGATCCAGGAATTTTCTACATTCTTCGCACCCGGTAAGAGCCACATGCTTGACAAGAGACTTATCTGTAGAAGAATTTTCCATAATTGCGCGGTATTTCTCCGCGCGTGCCATAATTTTAGCGCGTAATGGTGATGGGAAGCTTATGATATTGCTCATGGTCATAAAATATTCCTATTCGTGGTTGATTAATCTTTGTATTTAGCGCGGTCTTTGGCCTCGTCGCACATATCCGCAAAGCGGTCTATGCTTCTCTCATAAGCCATTTTGCCAACCTTCGTTTCATGGATAAGAAACCCCTTTTCTTCTGCCTCCGAAACGATTTTGTCGTATTCTTCGATGAATAATTCCTTGAAAATATTTGTCATAAAAACTTCCCACAACATTGTTTGATAATATCCAAGTCACGCTGTACGCCTGCATTGTGCAAAACTTCGCAGCAAGAATTATTGCCGCCAGATAAATCGCATTTCTCCCCTTCAATCCGCACCATTGCTTCGCGTATGGCATGTTTCAAGTCGTGTAGTTCGATGGAAACCGCTCTATGGCCTTCCAGCAATGTCGCTGCATCCTGCATCAGCTTATCATGACTCGCTGGCCGGTCACTATCGCGCAGTAGGTGGATGATGGTGTTTATGTCCCCGGATGTTTTTCCCTTTCCGATAAGAATTGATGCCGCCCGCGCAATACCTGCCCGCCACATAATATCCCCGGCGGGATCGTCATAGGCTTCCCGTAATTTAGGGGGATAATCGTCAAAGGTTAATGGTTCCGGCGTATCCTTGAATCTAAAAATCTCGGTCATGTTTTTCCCTTTCCAGTGAAATTTCACCAGCGTATATTTTATAATAAGCTATTGTATTCGTTTGATTGTGTATTTTTATGGTGAATTTTCATCGTGATTTTCCCCCTCGATACCGATTCTAATCACATGAACAACAAATGCGTTCATGCACATAAGCACCTGCCCCATGCCGTTGCCGTCAATGGCTTTGCCTTCCAGTGAATCGAACATGGTGCAGGCAATATCAACCTGCTTGTCATCAAGTCCGCAGGATTCCATAAAATCCCTGAAATTTGCTGTTGTCATACCTTACCTTCCCATGTTTTTCCGTCGATCATATCCTCAACGGCGAATTGCATATCCTCAAGCTGGCTGTACAGTTCGCAGGGATGCAGGATTTCTTCTTGCGCGGCCTTGAGCGCGATCAGCACGTCTCTCAGTTTCTTTTCCATGTTAATTTCCCTTCCTGCTTTCATATTCCTGTTCAAGTTCCCGATATTGCTCCTCCAGTGCGTCATACTTCGCTTGCCAATCAAGAGGGGCGTTTTCGCCGTTCATCATCTCCATGTTGGCAAGCTTGTCGCCTATTCTATCCATTTTGCGAAGTAGTGTGTCGTTGGTAAAACATTTGTTGCGGCGTATTTCAGAGCCGATTTTGTAGGTAAAATGCTGCGCATGTTCTCCCACATGCCCACATGAAAGAGCTAAGGTTGTTCCATCAGCGCGAGCGTCAACATTGGTTATGGTGCGTATTGTCATATTAGTTATTATCCCCCATGCGTGCTAACTGGTTGAAGGTAGATTGCAGTTTAACGGCATCGGGATTGCCGATTATCTGCTCCATTGGCAATGCGTTAATCTCACTGGCCAAAATGCCTTTGACTGCATCAAGCGCTGCTTCGCAATCATCCTCCCAGGCATCTATGGCTTTCAGTTTTTCGGCCAGCGTACCGGCTCCTTTTGGCTTTTTACCGATAAGAGCGTTATAGGCTTGTGCTTCGTTATATCCGGCGCAATCAGGTGTCAGATTGTGTATGATTGGCTTGTGCATATTAAATCCCTTCCATAGCTGCTTGTGCTGCTTCCAGCGTTTCAAATGAGCGTGACTTGAATATCCCGCCTTCGTTCTTGGCAATAGCCTTGGCAATGCCTTCCCCGTGGTTATGGGCAATATCCATGTATTTTTCGTCGCTGTATTCAAACGCCAGCGCAGTAGGAACCTTGCCGACGAATCCCCAGCGTCCCGAAGGATACTGGATGATATTAAGCACGGGGTTTTTGAGTAGCGCCGAGACTTGTGCGAGTGTGTTTTCCATGATTAAATCTCCTGACTTCCGTTGATGTATAACCAGCCATTATCGCTAATCGTATAGCTAAACGTTTCCGGCCATGTTTCATTCTCTTTGGCAATCATGCTATAGAATTGCAGGATTGAGCCTTTCTCTACGATTATGCTTGCGCCGGTCTGTGAGCCAAGGCGCATGTAAACCACGACTTTCTTAGCTTTGCGTATCAGCGCGGGCATTTGTTTGTGTGTTGCGTGCATGGTATTCTCCTCTCGTTCGGTTATTGGTTGGGTAGTTTTATAGTTTTCTCAATCTCTAATGCCTCCGCGCAATCTCCGCCTAGCGACACAAAAGCCGGATTGCTTAAGCGAAGCATTGCAGCTACGGCTTGCCAGTGGCTTTTAAATGTTGCGAGCGTTTCGCCTTTGTCGCTTTTAAGTTCGTTTCCGTGTGCATATGCCATATTAAGCCCCCGCCGTTATCCCCGGCACAACCAGGGTGATGTTATTTTGCCGCCTATACTCCGCGCCGGTCATGTATCCAGCCAGGTATGACTCAGCAAGCCATGGCTGCTTATAGGAGCACTCCGAAATTCTACCCAAAAGCCCGTCACATTGTCCGGCGCGGTGTGCTTTATTTTTATCAGAAATGAACATATTATTTACCCTCCTTATACTTATAAGGGTAAGGGATAAAATAGATAGTGTCAACAGTTATTTGAAATTATTTTGAATAATTATTATTGTTATTATTCAGTATAATAGCCGCTTCGGGGTGATTATTCAGAAAAAAACAATCACCTCATAAGCCTATTCTTCCTTTGTTACTCTCATGCCTAAAAAAAGCTTTTCTCCTGTCACAAGTCTTTCTGCAACCTTCTCGCATCGCATCACAATAAATTCGCCTCTTTCTCTCCTGCCTTTTTGCCAGCTTGCAACAGCCGCCCTAAATGCTTTTTCACCCTCCGCGCGCATTGGATAAAATGCCGTTTCGCATATTTTTATGCGCTCAAAATGATATATGGTCATGGTTACACCTCAAAAGGATTTGCCGGGGCTATTCCTGCCGCCTTTAGTTGATCTGTAAGTTTATTTGGTTGCCCTTTTGCGCTTGTGTCAATGTTTACTGGTTTTTGAATAGTAATGTCTGCCACATTGTAAACCATCAAGCCTTTGTCATTTGTGCGTGTTACAAAGTGTAATTTGTGCCTTTTCGCATATTCTATTGCAGCACTTCTTACATTTATAAGCTCTCTTTGAGTTCCTTCATAAAGGCAAGCTTCACCTGCTTTAATGCTGTAAAACTCGTATTTGCTGTTTACTCTGTTAGTGATATTTTCAGGAATTGTTTCTTTTATGATTGTTTTTTTCATGTCGTTTTCCTTTCTGTAAAATTGGCTTTTACATTATACGCTATTAGAAAGTGATTGCAAATTGTATTTTGTATCAATTTTTAACAAGCTTATAATTTTGTGTTTTTTCTCTTTTTTATACATATAAAACAACACTTTATTGCTTTATAAGTTTATGTAAAATTTTGAATAATATTCACAATAAAAGCTGATTTCCTTTATTTGTCAATACTATATTCTTATATTATTTTATATAGATATATTGTTGTTAGAGGAGGATGAGAAATTGCTATTCTGTTATTGCCTGTTTTGTTCAATTACAGGAATTGGGAAAACTGGGGGGGTAGTAACTGGTTTTTGTCAAAGTTAATTTATTTCTAATTAAGTTTTTGATATTTATTAATATTTAGTATGGTCGGATGATGATTATTTTTTTTCTTATGTCAATTTGTATTCAATATTATTTTTATTTATCAGTGTGTTAAAAAATAAAAGCAATGAAGTTTGTTTTATATCAATATATTAGCATAAAACGCATTAGAAGCGATTAGAGAGGGGTTGAGAGAATAGCTTGCATAATGTAGCTTGAAAGGGTAATGTGGGCTAGAAACAGCATTTATATATGATTAAAGGGGAAAATTTTGGTTGAGCTGCTATCACAAAATAGCAACAATTTAGTTAGGCGCGATGAAAACGGCAGATTATTGCCTGGAAGCGTAATAAATCCTGCTGGTCGTCCCGTTGGCGCTAAAAATATGCCTAATCTCGGCGGCCCAATCACGCAAGAAACACTCGACAAATTAGAAACATTTTCAAAGCCTGAGCTAATCAAGCTTATAAAAAAAGTTTCTGGCGCTGTTTGGGGTATTGGCATAATGAACGACGATGAAGCTTTTGAAGCTGTGCGCTTAAAGCTTTTGCATACTGGCTTAACCAGTGAAAGCGCTAACAGCTCGCTGAACGTGCTAAAAGAATGGGCTGATCGCACAAAAGGAAAAGCGCCGCAATCGGAACACCATTCCTTTCCGCAAGTAACTAGGCGAAAATAATTGTTTTTTGTGGTTTGTCCCCATATCATTCCTTTTGTGCATTTGTATATTTTATCTGGGTTTTCCCTGGGCGCTTTTCCTTTTATATAGTGTTCGAATTCATTTTCTTCATTAACTATACCTTCCTCAGAATGAGATAGTTTCTTTGTTCTATTGTCAGTTTGGGGTAATAATTCAGGATAACTCAATCCAGCCTCCGGCGCTCGGCTGGAAACCTTTTTAAATTGTTTAATCTGGAGTAATTGCGCTGGAATTTCACGGCGTTCTGGCAAAGTAAAACCTTCTAATTTCTTTGGCTTTTCCAAAAAAATTGGGTTTTGATTAATAAAATTTTTGGTATTGTTTTGCATCTGTCAAGTGCGTCTCGCAAGCGTACGTAAATTTAGTTGATTTACAAAATTGCATGAAAAAGCCAGGTTGATTTTTCCCTGGCTTTTTGTTTTAATTTTGTTTACAAACTGGTCTTATCATTTCTATTTGGCTTTTATCCCAAGAAAAAAAATATTGTCGTTTTCCCAATTCAATTCGATAGAGGCCGCAAAAAATACAAAACTCCCAATTTAACCGGTTTTGAGGATTCATTGATTTTGTCCAGTGGTGGTATTTTTTCATAAGGATTCGGCATTTAAAAAATAGTTAGCATCAATTGAAAACGAGACGACAGTAAATAATAATTTCTCCCCATCTTTTGCTAACTCGGAAAACATTAACCTCATAGTTGTCTTCAATTTCCAAAAAGTCATCAACTTGGACTGTGAAAAATTGATTCTTAAATTCTTCGGTAGTGTTTGGTATAAACACTGGATTTTTCCATCCGTTGTTTTGGTTAATCTCAACAATTCTGTTGAAAAATGGCAAACAATTGCTGCTAACGGCTTGTTTTGCAATAGGCTGGCTTTCGTGCTGAATTGAATTTTTTGTGCTATTCATAAAATTTTGTTCGTAAAGATAATTTTGTTAACGGGCCAAATATGTCACTTTAAAAATAAGGAGCAAAATAAATTTTTAGTCTTTAATGGGTTTTTCGCATTAGTCCGTCCAAATGTCTGTTTTATTTGTCCTTATGAAAGATGGTGTT